GCAAGAGTATTAGCCGCATGGAACACATGTTAGATTGTGAAGCTAAAACAAAGTTTAAGGGCGATGCCGATGCCAGCCAAGAAAACAAAGTCTAAAGTTAACGAAGCAGGAAACTACACTAAGCCTACCATGCGAAAGAGGCTCTTTGAAAAAATAAAGGCGGGGTCTAAGGGCGGAAAGGCTGGTCAGTGGTCAGCGCGTAAAGCTCAGATGCTTGCTAAAGAATATAAAGAGGCGGGCGGTGGTTATAAGTGACAGACTCACCGTGTGTTAAAAGCTGCAAGCTAACTGAAGAAAAGATTTGTTCTGGTTGTAAACGGACTGTAAAAGAAATAGCTGAGTGGTCAAGGCTATCGCCCTTACACAAGGCTCAGATAATAAAAAGGTTAGAATCTTATGGCGCTTAAAAAATCTCAAAAGTCTTTAAAGAAATGGACCTCTGAAGACTGGGGAACAAAGTCAGGAAAACCTAGCACTCAAGGCTCAAAGGCTACTGGAGAAAGGTATCTGCCTAAGAAGGCTCGTGAGTCTTTAAGCGCTAAAGAGTATGCTGCAACTACTCGAAAGAAAAGACAAGATACAGCGGCAGGAAAACAGTTTTCTAAACAACCTAAAAAGATTGCAAAGAAAACTGCTAAACATCGGTCTTAGTATTAAGGGCATTTAACTCTAGTTCGATTTTTTCGTGCATATCACCTAGATGTTTTAATCCTTCGCTAATAACTTTTTCTATAATCTTTTGTTCTTCTAATTCTTTGAAAAACTTTGGGACTTCTTTTATCGGTAGTGTACTATACTCCGACATCAGAAGTCCTTTTTTGTTGAAGAAGATTCTAAAAGACAACAGGTTTCCTTCTTCTTTGTTTTTCATTCGTTGTCTTCCATTATTGCTTTAACAATATCAAGTCCGTCAATATAATCTTTAGACTCCATTAATTGTTTTAGTTGTGATTCAATGGCTTCATAAAATGCGTCATGGTCATGGAAGGCCATAGGATTTTTTAACATGATTTCAATAGCCAGTGCATGTTTATTTATATCTGCTTTATAATAGTCACGCATAGTCTCTAGTATATTATACTCTGTTGGCATCTTTAGGTTCATCTTTCTTCTTTACCTCTTTATTGTTTTTGAAAATCTTGTCGTAGTTCTCTTCGTACTTTTGTTTGTCGGCGGATCGGGGCGTTGACCCCTTTCCACCATGCCATTGTTGTGTCATAGCTCACAAGCTCCACCTACACACGCTAGCTCTTGAGAACCTTCAGTCAAGTCGGTTGCTTCGTTGATGTCCCAATCAACAGTCTCGGGCATCTGTTTAACTAACTCATCGTATTGTTCTTTTGTGATCTCTTCGTAGGGTGCTTGCTCATAACTGTGATTAGAGTAAGGCAAGAAGCTAACGCCAGATACATCATCAAAGTTATTGTAAAGCCAATTACCAATAGAAAGAAACTCAGAGTCGCGATAATAGACTGTGATACTTGGTTTATGTTCACACCAATGCTCCTGATACATTGTCCAAAGTTCAAGCTGTTCAAGTCCTGTTTGGTCTGAAGCCATAACAGCATTAGCCGGAGCCTTCTTAACAAAAGAAAATACCTTTGTTGTGGGTGATAGATTGTCCATCTCTACCGGAACTCCGGCAGCCTCTAGAACACCACAAAGCGGATCACGAGCATCAGCCCTAACACGACGAATATAATGTGTAGCAAATCTACCATGTATGCCGGACGCTGAATCAACCAACTGCGAAACAGTTCCAGAGGGTTTAACACATGTAATAGCAGCAGACTGGTTAATACCCAACTTAGCAGCCCATTTTTTATTCGTGTTAATAGATTCATTCTTTAAAGTCTCTAAGGTCTTTGCCAAGTCTGGCTGATTTGGGTGGTCAAAGAAAGTACCTGTTGTTACTTTGCCAGACAACACAGGATGATCTAAGATTCCGGTTAAGCTTACGCCCAACAAAGCTTCTTCTTCTGTGTTCTGTCTCCATACTTTACGAAGATATCGGAAGTCTGTTAAGGTAGCTTGGAGAGTTCCAAGGATACTTGCAACTCGTACTTTCCTTCGCAAAGAGTCGAACGTGTCGTCAGGCCGGACAACAACTTCTGACAGGTTACAAAATTGGTTTGGTCTGAGGATAATTTCCGAGCAAGGATTTGTGCCAAAGTCCCAGTCACTATCTCGTCTACCGTTTTTCGCAGCCTGTTTCTGACTTGCCACTCTACTAAAGATACCTCGCTCACCACTTCTTGACTCATATAAACTTGTCCACTCCGATAAAAATGCTTCGAAATCTGGCTTCTCTGTATAACATGCAGAGTTGTTAGCCAGCCCACGCTGAGGTTCTTCTACCCACCACTGGCCGTGTTTGGCTCTGCGGATTCTGTCGTCTGTGAGGTTGGATAAACTGATGAGGGCTGAGCGTCTGACTCCTCCGACAACCACAATCTGAGCGATTTTGCAGCAGAGATCATGGCATTCAAGACTACTAAGTTTACGTCCTGCAGCTTTCTTGAACACTTCGACTGTAAATTTGAAGAGGTCAACGAGAGGTTCAGGGCCGCTAGCTCTTCCTCCAAATGTTTTAAGAGTTGCTCCTGCTGGTCTGACCTTGGAGACATCCCAAGACGGGAGCTGACCGCTGTAAAGTAAGCTGATAAGTTCTCGATAAGCCTTTGCCCATCCGATCTTGCTGTCGATGACGCTGATTGTTGTTTCTGTTGCATGGAAATCCTCCGATACTGTAGGTAATTTAGTAATGTATTGGCGCTCTACTGAGAAGCCAACGCCTGTACCGCACATAAGTATATACATCATCTCGTCAAAAGCACGAGGGTGATCTATAGGCATATAACTACAATTAAAACCTGCAACATTGTCGCGATCTAATGCGGCTCCTGCGGTCATTAGCGCTCTCATGCTAGGCATGACTTCTAGGTTTAATATTGCATTATAAACCTCGTCATAGTCCTTGCCTGTTAACTGGCCTCGGTCTTTAAAGTAATCACAATAACGTCGGGCTGTTTCGTCCCAGTTCTCTCGTCGTTGTTCTTCAGGGATGTAACGTGCATAGCGTGATTTGTGAATGTATTCCTGATAACTGTCCATCTATTCTCCTAAGTTTTTTAATTCTAAATAAGTGTAATGTTCGGGGTGGAACTCTTTTGTACGGTGTATACTTTTTTGCGGTTTGAATTTTTTTAACTTTTTCTTTCGGTTAAATCGGGCGGTTCTTTCTTGTTTACGGTCAATCATAACCCCTCTTCTTTATGCTCTTTGTTAACCCAATTGTCCGGGATACTTGTTTCGCTATACCATCTAAACCCTTTAGAGCTTGCCCACTCTCCGTGTGTTCTTTTGGTTCCGTCTTTCCTTAGCTTTGCTTGCGGCATAGGAGCATTAGGGTCAGAGAAAAGAAATACAAGTTCATAGTCATCTGGTAATGCTTGTGAAATCCATACATATTTACTGTACTCTGCTGAGTCCCAGAATCTACCTTTAGCCTCAAGCAATATCTTCTTTCCTTCCAGCTCCCGAATAAAGTCAGGGTGGTAGGTGTGGTGAACAACATACTCAACCTTTTCTGTGTGAAAGTTCCAATCTTGAAGAAGCCCGCTGTGAAGAACATACTCCCAATTAGAGTCGTATCCTTTAACAACGTCTTTTTCTACGGGCCTAGCGATCCTTTGCTTTCTGTAGCCTTTCCTTATCTTCGGATTTGTCAATGTAATGTTGCCTCTCTTTTTTCTAGTTCTAAGTTTATTTGAGCTGCGATTTCATTGAGTGTAAGTTTATCAATGTCATTGACTGTACCACCCGAAATAAAAGATCTGGCGCACAACGTTATTAAAAGCTCAAGCGGGATGTCTATCTTGTCTGATTCTTCCATGATTTCAATAGACTCATTACTTCTTCAAGTTGGATTGTTGAAATGTCGCGAGACTTGTTCTTCGCAACAATGTACTTTAATTTCTTTCGCACCCAGCGGGGCGAGAAAGTGCTGAGAAAAAACTTGTTGTTGGTATAGACATGTGTCTGTGACGGAAGAAGTTCTTTATAATTATGTATGTTTATCTTCTTGGCTTCTTCTTCACTCACTAATGTTTTCAACCAATCAACAAGTATAAAACCTACGTGATGATTTATTTTCTTTATTGTCTTTCTGTTCATAGTATCTCTTCTACTCGTGGCTCAACCACAACCTTTGTAAAGTATGCAGGGCCGTTTGAATATTGAAAGGCTCGAAGACCTTGGTAATCGTTAGCATCTTTGTAGCACTCGTGCTTATAAGAGCAGTAATTACAACCTTTAGGTAATTTCATATTGCCTTTTTTACCGTCTGGTATAGGATCATAACATCTTTCAGGCGGAGTGTCAAGAGCTATTATATCTTTTAGCTCAGAAATATTTTTAGTTATTGTAGGCTTAACAGCTTGTTCAGGCTGATAAAGACACAGCTCACCGCTTTCTTTGTTGATAACAAGGAAGCCACCATTCTTAGTGTTCTGCGTAACTTCGTAACCTGCTAACTGCGAAAGATACCCAAAAGGATCGTCATCTGCCAGCGTTCCTGTCTCAAACTTCTTGAACGCAAACCTTGAGGCTGTTTTAACATCTACTACTTCACCGTCAATCTTACAATCCATGTGGCCTTTGATGCCGTTTAACTCTACTTCTTTTTGCTCATCAGTAACTTTGTGTCCTGACATTCGCACTAACATCAAAACTATTTCTTCGAGGATATGCCCATAAAGAAATTTAATTTGTGTTGGTGCGCTTGGAGCCGATGAGTTGTTCTCGTCTTTTGATTCGTACCACAACTGTCGCGCAGGTTTACCGACATTTGACATCCTTAAGCTGAAAGTTTTGTTGCGCTCTGAAGGAGTTGACCAAGATATGATACTATCTTTAATTCTTGATAGTGTTATATCTAATTCTTTCTCAGGTATCTCAAGGCCTTCACCGTTTGAAAGCCCTTCGAGCTTCTCGTATATGTCCGAGATCAAAGTATCTAAAGTTTTCATAATCCTTCCATGTCTAGTTTAACACAAGCCATTTCATCTCGTGCGTTATCTACTGAGCATTTAAACCACTCGCCTCGTTGTTCATGGATCTTTGATAATCGTCGGTGTAGTTCTGCTTCGGCAGCTCTGCGGTCATCAACCTTACAAAACGATTGTATTTCAAAGTCTCGGAAAGGCGTAGAGGTTTGATAGTTTTTAAGCCTGTCTCGTGCATCAACAGCCATTCCAACTTTTACCCAACCTTCAAACGCAGGATTGGTAATTATATATAACTCTCCTTTTGTTGAAGTCTTGTAGTTTATTAGCGAACTAAACGCTGCTTCTTCAAAGCCTTCGTATCGACCGGGCTTATGTAGCGGATGAGTAGTAGGGATATAAGAACCATTAACCCACATACGCTTATTGTTTTTACGAACGTGCGCTTCTACCGAACGCTTAGCGCCATCTTTGCATCCAACATAATATTGTTTTCCATCTTGTTCGATGATGTTTGTTTTGTAATTCTTAGTGCGTTTCTGCCCAGCTTTTCCTGTCATTTTTTTCTCCTAGATGTATTACTTTCTTTTTCTACAGCATCCCAAAACTCTTCGTCATCCATAGTATAATACCCTATTTCTTCTGGGCCTTCTAGCCAAATGAATGTCCCATTATATTCTTCCCACTGATCGTTTAATTGTTTTCTAGAACAAGTAGCAAAACTACCAGAAATTATTTCATATGGAACATAAACATCGTCACAGGCATACATGTTTCCAAATAAAGTAAATCTATTAGTGCGTTTCCGCCCAGTTGTCACCGACATTATATTCTCCAGTTAATTCACATTTAAGATCTAAGTTTCTTCCTGCTTGCTCAATTGCCTTAACGCCTAGTATCCCAACACGATCTGCAAGATCAGCTCTTATTTCTATCTGCCATTCGTCGTGGACGTTAGCCACAAAACAATCATAGATGCCTTCAGCATTTAGATATTCGTTTAAGATTACTAGCGCCTCTTTCATTACGATAGCTCCTGCACCCTGCAACAAAGTGTTTAAGGCTGAATGCTCTGATCTAACAAACAGCTTTCGACCATCTAAACCTTTTAGATATCCTTTCTTAGACGCTCTTGCAACTCTGTCTTTAAGAGTTTTAAATGCAGGGAGATTATCGAAGAAACGTTCTCTAAGTCGTGTACCATCTTTTGCGTTTCCACCAACCACTGATCCAAGCTTTGCATCTCCTGCTCCGTATAAGAGTGCATAGATGAAAGTCTTCGCCTGATTTCTTGATTCAAGTCCTGCAAGGTTTTGGTTAGATGTGTGTATGTCTCCGTTGAGAAGTTCATAAGTGTATGCCTCATCGTTCATGTAGTGTGCTAACATTCTAAGCTCAAGACCACTGGCATCAATACCTACAAGTTTGTGGTCTTTTGCTACTGTCCAACAGCGTCTGCACTCAGCCCCATAAGGACTGTTTGTGCTAGGAACTTGAGCCATGTTAGGACTGCTGTGGGTCATGCGCCCTGTTACAGCGCCGTTAGTATTAACATACCCTCGGACTCTATCGTCGTTCTGATCTGCTTGCTCTAACCAAGAGTTAACTTGCGCTAGTCGTTTTTGCAGCATTAAGTATTGAGCGATTGTTTTAGCTTCGGGTATGTTTTCGATCTGGCTCAAAGTCTTTTCATCTACGATGGGCTGACCTGTTGGTGTGTGCTTTGTTGGCTTCCAACCAAACTCAATAAGATACTCGCCTATCTGTTTACGAGAACCAAGGTTAAAAGGAATTTCGTCTGATCTAATCATAGGTGATTCGGTCTTAACCATCAGATTATATTCTTCATCTGATAATCTTACTTTTTTGTTAGAGCCTTCTACGCTACACATCTTAGATATTTTACCAGCTTTTGTGTACGTTGGCAAGAGCTTAATGCTAGAATCTTTAGGTAAAAATGTTTTTTGTACAAGTGTTTCAGCATCTAAAAGCTTTTCAGATAACTCAGCAACTAGCTTCATGGCGCTTTTAACATCTAACAAGAAGCCTTTGTCGCGTTGGTCATTTAAGATTTTGTAAACTTCATGCTCTAAAGAAATACTTTTTGCACTAAACCCTTGAGCTTCAATCTTTAAGTGCTTATATACTTTGTTGTTTAAGTTTACATCGTTCTCACAGTAGACTAACATCTCAGGTGTGAACTGCTCAAACTCTTTGAACTCTAGTTTCCTGTGCCGTAGCCTATAGCCCCAGCTTTCTAAGCCGTGGCCGCCTTCTCTTGTTGGATTAAAGAGTCGGCTAAGCACCAAAGTATCAACAATCTTTTTATCAATAGAAAGATCAACACCATGCAGCTTCTTAATCACTGGCATATCATAACCAAGTATGTTGTGGCCTATTAGCTTTCCTGCGTTCTTTAATAGTTCTATTCCTTCTTTGATTTTATCTGGGCCGAATGAGTGCATCCGACCTGTCTCAGTCTCTAGCGCAACAATACAAAAGATTACGCTAGGGTCTAAACCATCTGCTTCTATATCGAAGACATAGGCTGTCATAAAACTTCTCCAAGTTCATCGTCGTTAGTATCAAACATATCTACTTCACGTAGTCTACCAGAATCTTTCTCATAAATCAAGTGTGATGCGACTCCAACATCACCAGTATATCTGGACTTTAAAACTCGAACCTTAGAGGTAGAGGCTTCTAAAGGATCGTCTGATTGTTGATTTCTTTCGAGGCTTATTACGCAATCAGATAACTGAGCGATAGACTGCGAACCACGCAAATGACTAAGGCTAGTTTCGATTCCGTTCTCGTGGCCTCGGTTGCCATCGACTCTTCGCAAGTGTGAAACAAGAATCATACCGCATCCTGTTTCTTCAACAAGAGTTCTTAGCTTGTGCATAATCGTATCAATTGCTTTGCGTTCGTCTGGCTCTTGAGCCAAAAGAATTAACATGTGAAGGTGGTCAAGAACAATCCATTTGCAATCACACCCAACAATCATAAATCGCAATTTACTAAAGACGCTATCAAGATCGTTCATCCCAAGGTGTCCATAGACCCAAACACGATCTTTGTTTTCTCCTGCAAATATCTCTTGGTGTACAGCTCGAAGCTCTTCTTCATTGAAAAGTTCTCGAACACTATCAAGATGTAAACGAGCATCCATCTCAATCGACATAATCCCATCAATTGTTCTGCGCCAGTTTTCTTCTAAGGCCATGATGCCAACATTATCTTTTGTTTGTCGTATCAACCAATGCTCAAGCTCACGAGTCACAGAACTTTTACCAAGACCAGTACCGCCCGTCAGTGTAACTAACTCACCCAGCCGAAGACCTTCAAGTTTCTTGTTGAGACCTGACCACGGATAAGGAACAGAATCTTTTTTCTCTCGTGAGAAATACTGATCGGCTTGGTCAGAAACGTTTAACACACCAGAAGGTGTATAAGTTTTAGAGTCCCACCACGCTTGGACATACTGGCTGTGTTTACCTTGGCGAAGCATATCGTTCGGATCTTTGTAATCAACAGGCAATGACATTATCTTAGCTTTGCCGGGCATAAGAAGTCTTGCAACTTTCTTAGCGGCTTCAGCGCCTTGCTTGTCGTTGTCAAAATTAATTACTACAGTATCAAACGATTCAATAAACTCTAGGTTTTCTTTAACACACTTGTCTGCTGACTGCGCACCATTAACAATAGAAACTACAGGCCACTTAGATCCTAGCAATTCGTAGGCAGCCATCGCATCGCATTCGCCTTCAACGATTGTTATATACTTGCCGCCTGATTGAAAGGCTTGTTGGCCAAAAAGACCTACGCCTTTGTTTGTGCCCTTCCAATAAAAGTTTTTATCTTGACCTCGAACCTTTGAAGCAACTGCTTCGTTGTTAATGTAATAAGGATAAGCGTGTTCGGCAATCTCTCCTCTAGAGTTTTTGACTGAACGCACTCCGTACTTTTTTGCTGTCTCTAAGCGGATACCACGATCCGTTAAAGGGTAAAACTCTCCACCATCATTTGAGTGCAAGGTGCTGTTCCTCTGATAAGTTTTAAAGTCTGTTACTTTCTCCTTCGCTGGTGTATGTGTTGTACAACTAAAACAATAAGAAGACCCGTCTTCGTTTAGCGCCAACGGGTCTGAGCCACCGCAATCAGGACACGGTAGGTGAGTTTTAACAAAGGCCATGCTTACTCCTCGATTGTTTGTAACGCCTCGTCTGTTAAATATTCTTGTACTTTTTGGTGCAATGCGACTGATGCCGCCTGTTCAATAACTAAATTGTTTTGAGAATTTTGTACACGCTGCTCAGCAATCGCTAGCAACTGAAAGGCTTTTTGCCCTTCAGCGCTAAGCTTAGCAACGTCATAGGTTTTATCATCTACAACGTATGTTGCTTCCATTATAGTTCGTCTCCTCCTTCTTCTACTTCAAACTCAGCACCGTCTGGTGCGTTATATTCTACAAGCTCTAAAATCTGAACAGCTTGTAGATCCAAACCTTTGTAAGTCATGCCAGACCTGCTGACTTCCCAAGGCTTATACTGCACTTTAACTAATGAGCCATTGCCGACCGCCATGTCTACTTCGTTTTTAGATTTGTCATAAAGCTTTGGAGCTTGTCGGATCATTCCTTTAGGGCCATTAACTTTACGTTTAAAAATAACTGCTTTGCCTTCGTCCATGTCTTTAACACTGAAGCCGTCAGCTTTGAACTTTGCAGCAGTCTCATCATCGACAACAAGATTAATTCCATACGCAGGTTCATACCGTGTGTTAGGAGTTGTGACGAAAGACCAGAAAGCTCTACCTTGAATTACTGCCATATTTGTTCACCTCTTAAATAAATAGTTTATGTAGTTTGGTATTTGATTGAGGATAAAGTCCTCGGTTAATGTTTCATTTGTTTTACTGTTTTGAACTTTAACCCACGATAACATATGTTCCATTACAAGTATGTCGGGCATCTTAGTTCCTAACAACATTACAAATGCTCTTGTTAATGTATCGTCTATAAGTTCTTCTTCTGTTAAGTCATAGTTGTTGTTCACCTCTTAGTCTCCCAGAATGTTTACGGATTGTATCACATTAAGCTTAGCTATGTCAAGCAAAAAGTTAAAGTCTTCTGCAGGTAAATCAGAAGAGATGTAGATCTCTTGATTAACTTCTGCTAACAACACATAGCTTCCTTGAGCTTCATCGCCATGTAGTTGCTGTACTTTTGATAAAGCTTCAGTAATTTTTTCTTTTAAAGGGCGTGTCTTTTTTTCTTTAAAGTTTCCTTTAACTATCTTCATCTGCAAGTCCTGTTAACCACACAGCTAAAAGAATAATGACTGATGCCCAAAAGAATATCTCGACAAGGATCATAACACAAATCCTGCGAAAAGTAAACCAAAGGCTGCAATATAATAATACTTTCGTTTTATTCCAAATATTTTTTGTTGAAAATATAACCGCATCAATTCTTTGTCAGCTATTTCGTGCGCTTCTTTAATTTTGTTTTCAATCTCTGACATATTCTTTCTCCTTTTTGTCTATGAAACCACACTTTTTGGTCTTCATGTTTCTAATACACAGAGGTTGTTGTTGGTTTGGTATATCAATGTTAAAATTTATCCAGTTCTTACAAGAAGTATTCTTACATTTAAAAGAATACGAACAAAAGTATTGGTCTTTATAACATTTCATAACAACAGTGCTGTCTCATTAATTTTTTTTAGTTTTCCGTTTAAGCCTACATACACATCAAGATAATCTAAAGATTTTAAATCTGCTCTTTTACGAACATAATATTTCACATCTTCTTTAGGTGTAAAGTCTTTTAAGCGTTTAACTACGCGAGACATTACGCCGATCTGATCTTCACGAGCTATGTAATACATCTTCTTTATCTCCCCA